TCTGAACATGATTTAATTATCATGGAAGGTATTGCTACAGATATTTGTTATCCTCTTATGGCGTACAATGGAGATTTGATTCAGCATTATGGTTCCAATCCATCTGGACAGAATCTTACAGTGTATATCAATTCCGTTGTTAATGCTCTTCTTTTCAGGTGTGCATACTATTATCTTACACGTGAACGTGAAAACGTTCCCGAGTTTCGTGAAGTATGTTCGCTTATTACATATGGTGATGATGCAAAAAGTTCTGTTCATGAAGATTTTCCAGAATTCAACCACATTGCAGTGGCTCAATTCTTAGAGGATCGTGATATGAAATTTACTATGCCTGATAAAGAGTCCGAACCAACACCTTATATGACAGATGATGAGGCAGATTTGCTCAAACGTGCTAATGTATATAGTGAAGATACTGGGATGATCATGGGAGCTCTAGATGAAGATTCTATCTTCAAGAGTCTCCATGCTACTCTAAAATCAAAAGCTATTACACGAGAACAACAGGCCATGCAAAATATTGATGGAGGTTTGCGTGAATGGTTTTCTCATGGACGTGATGTATATGAGAATAGACGTGAGCAAATGAAAGAAATTGCTAAACGTGCAGATATTATTCATGGTTGTACTGTCATTCATGAAACATATGATGATAGATTACAAAAATGGAAGACCAAGTACGATTAGGCAGCTCAGTCTTGGGCAGACATTAAATGCATCCCTCTGGGCGTATCCTTCCACGTCTAATTAAACCAAAAGGAGGCTCTCTGTATTGGATGACCATGCTCGTCCAACTAGTCAATCATAGGAATGAGCATAGGCTTGCAGAGAGAGGCACTTTCCCCGTAAAGTACCCCTATTTAGGGGAGTACTCGCCATACGCAAGATTGACACACGCTCTGTGGATTGAGTCTTCCACAGAAGCGTTAATGATGACTTGCTAACATGAACAATAATAATAAATTCAATGTAACAATAAACGAGGAAAGCTTGGAGTCTCAGCACCAAAACGTGCATTTCAGTGACCAGACTCCTCAATGGGATTATACAGTGGACAGTATGCCAGATCCCACTTTTAATATAGCTGACACAGACGATGCTAGTCTTGGAAACTTCTTTTCTAGACCAATTAAAATTCAATCGTATTCTTGGGCTACAGGTACAAATTTGTTTGAAAAGTTTAACCCTTGGCAGGATTTCTTTGAAAATCCTCGGGTGTTGAACCGTATTACAAATTATAATCTGCTGAGATGCAAATTGAAAGTTCGTATCGTTTTAAATGGTAATAGTTTCCACTACGGACGAGCAATCGCTTCGTATTTGCCTCTGCACAATTTTGATGAGTTTACAAAAGATCGTACTCATCTCATTCAAGATGTTGTAGCAGCTAGTCAGCGTCCACATGTGTATTTGGACCCAACTACAAATCAAGGTGGTACATTAACCCTTCCATTTTGCTGGTATAGCAATGCGATGAAAATACCAGACCAAGATTGGAGAGAAATGGGCACTATGATTATTCATGGTATGCAAAACTTAAAGCATGCTAATGGAGCGACAGATCAAGTAATTGTCTCTGTATTTGCTTGGGCTGAAGATGTTTCATTATCCATTCCAACGGCAAATGAGCCTAGTGCTCTTGTGCCTCAGATGGGTGAAATCTTTGTCCCACAAGTAAATGACGAATATGGATCAGGTCCAATATCACGCCCGGCAGCTGTTGTAGCTAGAGCTGCAGGTGCTCTTAAGAACATACCTGGTATAGGTGTGTATGCACGAGCAACCGAAATGGCTGCAAATGCTGTGTCAAGTGTTGCTTCAATGTTTGGCTATTCAAGACCAGTCGAACTTGCAGATATTGTACCATATAAGCCAACATTGTTGGGAAATATGTCGAACACCAATGTTCCATACATCCCAAAAGTTGACCCTGGATGCTAAGCAGGAACTTACAGTCGATCCCCGTGTAATGGGTCTCGGTGATACTGATGAGATGACAATCAAGTCTATCGCACAACGAGAATCTTTCCTTACACAATTTGGTTGGGCTGTTGCAGATCCCACAGAGACACTGTTATGGAATACTGAGGTTTCACCAGTACTATGGAGTACATTGCCCGGTACTGTCGATGAAATTCATATGCCAGCTTGTTGTTTTGCAGCACTTCCGTTCTCTAAATGGAGAGGTACAGTGAAGTTTCGTTTTCAGATTGTTGCCTCTACATTTCATAAAGGGCGTCTGAAAATAACTTATGATCCTTCACTTCCTCTGACCAATGAGTACAACACAAACTATACTTATATCATAGACCTTGCCAAAGAACGTGATTTTACTGTCGATATTGGCTGGGGTCAGGAGAAGAGTATGGTTGGACATCGTC